GGCTGTTATGCCAGCATTAGGATTTGAGTTGCCCTCATCTCCATGAGCCAATATCCAACCCTTTTCAAACTCATAAAAGGTTTTGTGAAAGGTAATGCCAAGTGAATCAAAATCCATGAATTTTGCATATTGTAATTCAGGAAGGCTGATCAGCCCCGGTACTTTTAGTAAAGTGTTATAAAGGCGATCAGTATGATTAGACCGGACAACATGAGCTTCTCGGCTGTGCTCTGTGAGAGCCCAAAGTATTTCTTGAGTAGTTGTGCGGTCATCATCCAAAGTTTGTTGATAAGCCAGAGGTGTTTTTTCAGCCCAGCGGCTAATGGTTTGAAAGTCAATCTCATCACCAACACATAATACGCTATCAAATCTCTCGCGTTTCGCAAGGCGGATAACATTCTTTACAGCTGTCTCATGGTGGTATGGAATTTGCAGATCACTTATTACTAAGTATCGCTTAATCGTCATCCTCATCGTCAGTTGGATCTATGGAAGGAATAATCCCGCCATCGCCTACGACCCAATCGGGAAAAGTCTTATGCTCGGTCATTAGCCAGAAGGCGTGTTCTGGTGTAAAGCCCGCTTTCCGAGCTGCTTTATAACATTCATGCAAGGCCATGTAATGCTGATCTATTTTGCTTAATGGCTCAGAAGAATGGCGAACTATACGCCTGTTAATCTTTTTGCGTTTAGAAGGCTTGCGTGTGTTCGCCATGATTAAAATTATGACTTACTGATTAAAATAAAGAGATCATCGACACGCTTCTCCAAGCGATTGATTTGATCCTTTATTGATGAACCACCATTAGGTCGTAATTCAGCCAGATAGGATTTAATAACCCAGCGTAGAGCCAATAATAAAGTTGTAGTTACGGTGCATACGCCAACGGCAATAGCCACCCAATCTTTTGCAGACATTACTCAGCATTGACACCTAGATCGGTATCTTTAGGATCTAAGTATTTGATTAATGGTGCTACAACAGCACCTAAAAGGACAGAGTATTCAGGGCGCATATCTCCAGCAATAGCGAGTGCAACTGTAATTCCAGATGCTGCTACAGCTCTTAAATATGACTTTAGGGCAGCCTTTGATTTTTTATTAAGTTTCATATTTTTCCCCCGATTAGTGGTACTTGGAAGTAGGTATTGTCTTGATCGCCTAATTTTGTAAAACTAACATGAATGTGATGATCGTGTTTATTGATGCCCTTGTAATCACGCCATGCCCAACCTGCTTTAGGACTTGCTATTTTGCCTTTATGAATTATGTAAGAAATGCGTTTATCGGTTTCTGCGTGATCCCTGAGCTGGTCAGCAAGATACAGCGAGAGCCCCTTTTGTGTACCCAAGTCAGAATCAATATCAATGGCTCGGACACATCCATCGATGTCTGGATTGTGATCTGAGATTCTTGCGGAATGGCGAGAATCACCCACCCATCCATCACTTTTACGATCCCGATCCGGGAACCAATCATCGATCTGCTCCCTCAGCTGTACACCAGCCTTGCATAACCAAGGTGTCAATTTATTGTTGCCATTACCATCATGGTTGCAGTACCGGATGAAACTATTCCATAAAGAGCTTCATTATCTGATAATTGCACAGTTAATTTATCGCCATTATCCATGCGGTATCCGGTACTTGTAGTTACATCTGAATTGCCTAAATAAATAGTTCCAGATGATGAATGAAGATAAACAACTTGATCTGCTCTATTGGCTGTTACCAATAATGTAGCTGTAGTCGTAACGGTTTTTTGTGCTGTATTAGGCATTAAGTAACTCTGCCTCTGCCTCGGTAATTCCCAACTTCTTAAGCAACTCAGCTTTAGCCTTTGCTTTAGAAGCAGCAATTACTTCTTGCGCTTTCTTTTCGGCTTCAAAAGCCTTAGCGTCTGCCTCTCTTTGAGCAACCTCTTCGGCAGTTAATTCCACCTCTGTTTGCTCTCCAGTTTCGCAGTTGATTATTAGTTTAGTTGGCATTGTTTCTCCTTATGAGTTAGATATTCCGTATAGGTAAAATGATGAGTATTGAACAAAATTACCGCCAATAGCAGATAATTTAAGTGCGGTGATGGCGGCAGTATTTGACCATAGCGAAGCGTTCAAAGTCATATAAGTTTCAGTAGCGTTATTTTCATTTACGCTATCTCCACTTAAAGATTTATAGTTAGCACTTGTATAGTTGGGAATATAAAGGCTGTTATTACTAAAAGTGTTAGCAGTTTCAGATGTACTTTCAGTAATAGCAATTTGACCATTTGAAAAACTGCTGCTTTGTACACCTGAGCCATATCCCATTAAGCGTATGCCTGAATAACTAGAAGCGTTGCCATTGTATTCAATTTCAATAACATTTGCACCTAAGCCAGTTGTACCTCTAGCAGAAAATAGCACTTGTAAATCTGTATAAGTTTGAGGTATTGATGAAAATGTAATGCTTGCTACCGAACTAGCCAAAGTCTTAGCCTCTATTAAAGTATATGTATTTGCCATTATGCCCCTAACAATCCATATAAAGTAAAAGTAGAACCTGCTACTAAAATTTCTCCACCTGCTCTAATAGTGAAAGAAGTAATTGAAGATGTTGATCGCCATACAGCAGCAGATTGACTTACTGCCGCTAATGATGTATCTGCTGCTCTATTTCCTCTAGTTATTAAAGTTTTGTAAGTAGTTGTATTTGCATAATCATTTACATACATAACATACATTGTTGGGTCTGTGGTGTTTAATAAAGCACCTGAAGCCAAAGCGTAATTTTGATTCTGATCGGTAGTAGTAGCAGTAGAACTTCCATTACCTGAATATTGTACATAAGAATAATTGCTACCAGTATCACTATTAAATCTAACTTGTAATGCTGAAATATTTGCTATTGGTTTAATATTTGCAATACATATTAAATCTGTGTAACCTGAAATTGAACTAAAAGTAACTTCGGTAGTTGATGAACCACTAGTGGTCGCGGTTGCTATTGGTGTATAAGTTGAGCCAGCAGCCATAATTAAACTCCCTTAATTCCGTATAAAGTTGCTTTACTATATTGATTCAAAGTGCCTGTACTTGGATATAATTTAATTGAAGTGATAGCATTTGTATTAAGCCAAGCACCTGACATCAAACCGACCCAAGGTGCACCATTTCCATTTGTATCTGCGCCACTTAATAATCTAATCGTTTTGTATTTATTAGTATTTTTATAATCTAATATATCTATAATATGAGATAAAGGATAACTTGGATATGTTTGTGGAGTATTACCAATAAATATATTAGATTGACTTCCACCACCACCTGCTACAACCGTAGAAGAACCAGCGCGACCAAGATAATGATATGTATAATTTGAACCAGTATCGCCGTTAATTTGCATTAAGGAAGAAGCACTACCAGAATAAAAACCATTAAATCTTATTTGTAAATGTTCAAATCCTGAAGGAATAGAATTAAATGTAATATCACTAGCACCGCCTGAACCTACTGTTACTGTTGCAATAGATTCGTAAGAGTTAGGGGCGGCTGGCGATGCGCCAGTTGAAAAAGTACCTGAAATTATATTAAGCAATTCCGCCTACCACATACCAAGTATCGGTTGCAGTCTTAATGCAAACTGCTGTTTTGTATTGTGCAAGGGTTGGTTGAGCTGCAACTGCTCCACCTGATAAAACTGTAGTAGTACCAGATGTAACGGCTTTAATTGTTAATGCACCAGCACCGATGTTAAGTACAGTTAATGCAGTACCAACAGGATATGCAACGCTAGCATTTGTTGGAATTGTAAAATTAACAGCTGTAGCTTTGTTCATTTGAATCAAAGCCTGATATTGATCGTTTAATACTGGTGTGTAATCTGCGGTTTGTGCAGTACCTACTGTGAATGATGTGAGACCGTTGAACATGCCTGATGTAAGCACATCACCGGTTGCCGCTGGAAATCCTGTTGCCATTTGTTGCTCCTTAGTAGCTTAGTGTATTGGTACCTAGTACCCCATACAAGCTAGATCCAATTATGAATCCATCTATTATAGGCTCTAGGGTGGTAAAAGTCGTCTTCCATGAGTTCACAGATATTGAGTGTTGAACGCCAAATACCTGCAAAGTCTTGGTTAATGCTGAATTGCCGGGTTGAGTAGTTGTAATTGTTACCGGATCAAAATAATCAAGATTTAGAGCTGCCACAATACCGGCTGAATAATTGGCAGTATAAAGATCTAGGGTAATTGCATCGCATCTGACTGTGGTTTCAGCACGACTAGCCACATAGGCTAGAGCTAAATCCAAGGCATTTTGAGTAGTCTGCATTAAAAGATCTGTTTGTGTATAAGTATGAGCAAAGTATTTGGCTATAGATGCTGCATTACTGGCACTTTGAGTAGCCAACCCAGTAGCTGTAATGTTGGCCTGATTATAGATTTGAGTATCATTTAATAACCACAATGCATTAAAATAAGAAATACCTGTGCCATTATCATTGAATACCACAGGGGTAGCATTAACAGATGATGTTGTAAATAGACGATCTTGAAATACTAGGCTTCCATAAGCATCTGCATAAAAAGCCCCATACTCAGTAGTTTCAATAGTTTGACAAGCTACTAAAGATGCTCGATTGGTTCCCGGATCTGCCTGAACAGTAGTTTGGCCAGTATCGATATCTCGCATCGATTGAGGCCATGAAATAGTATCTAATATGCGACCAATTCGAGCACCGCTTGTCTCACCAGCGACAGCCCCTGTAACGGTTGTAATCTGAGCCATCTGCAATAATCTAAAAGCATCTATAGCTGTGATGGTTGTATAAACTACCTCGCCCACATTCTTAGGAGTAGTTGTGTTATAACTTGTAATGAATCCTGAGAATATTGGATAAGTTACCCCTGAGTAAGTTGCAGTAATTTGAACCTTACGCATAGGTGTCAAAAGGTTGTAATAAGGCCCATTCACATTTTGTGGGTTGAAATCACCATTTTGATCAACAATTCTCAAAGTAAGTGTGCCCGGTTGAAATTGATCAGCCGATGCGTTACGGCCTCTACGAGTTTCCACTCTGTCAACTTGATCTGACACATCAACAATTACAGCTGCTGAATCTGCTAAAACATTTGTGCCTAAAATACCTTGATCAATAATCATAGCCTGAGCAAATGAAGGCCCAGTACTAAAGTTAATTATTGCATTAAGGACTGGTAATGCCATTAGAATCCTGCATAGTTCAAACTAGCACCATTACGCTTTAATTGTAATAGTGAGTTTTGGAATATAACATCCAATTCTTGCTGTGAAAGTATAGATCCTTCTACCGTATTATAAACATTGTAAATGTCTTGTCGAGTAGGTGCCATGCCTGATAATGGGTTATAAGAAGCTACCGATGCTATTTCTTGAGGTGAAACATAAATACCAGATTCTGGGCTATAAGGTGTTGTTGCCGGTGGGTAAAAAGGTGGGGTTACATTGCTATTTACACCACCGCCGCCACCAACGGATGATGATCCACCACCCATGGTGTTTTTAATATCTTGTGCAGTAACTTTAAGACCGCTTAATGGATCCCAGTCTTTAAGTTTATCTAATGCTTTTTTAGCATCATCTGTAGATGTGGCTAATTCAACTAAAGCCTGATCAGCATTTCTAG